ACGATCCGGTGTTCGTCGAGGCCGTGAAACAACTGCCTGGCCGGAAGTTTGACGCGGAGTCGAAGTCGTGGTACGTCCCGGTATCAGCGGCGCACAACAAGATCATCCCGTTCATTGACCGGTTTCATTGTGTGATGCTCCCGGATCAGCGGGAACGCCTGGAAGCAGCCGTCAGGCACATGTCCGGGCGCATCGAGCTGAGTTCCGCGGCCTCGGTTGATGATGAAACGCTGAAACTCGTTATTCCCAGCGGGCTTGATCTGTATCCATTTCAAAAGGCGGGCGTTGCCTATGCGCTTGGCGCGGGCAACGTGCTGATCGCGGATCAGATGGGGCTTGGCAAGACGCCGACGAGCTTGGTGACGGTGGCGACGAGCGGCGCGTTTCCGTGCGTCGTTATCTGCCCGGCATCGTTGAAGCGCAATTGGGAGCGCGAGGCCAAGCGGTGGGTGCCCGGCAAGCGGGTTGCGGTCTTGAACGGTACTGTCTTTCCGCTGTGCGGCCTGGATGGAACGCCAGCCGTGGATATCGCCATCATCAATTTCAACAGCCGCATCCTGGAGAAATGGATTGACTGGCTGCACGTGTTGCAGCCGAAGGCGATCATCATTGATGAGGCGCACAATGTCAAAAATCCATCCGCGAAGCAGACGAAGCTCGTGCTTGAGCTCTGCAAGAAGCGGGTGCCGGATGCGCGCAAGATTCTCCTGACCGGCACGCCAGTAGTGAACCGGCCCATGGAGTTTTGGACGTTGATCCGCATTCTGGGCTACGAGCATGTCTTCGGCGGGTTCAACTCGTACCGTTACCGGTACGACACGAGCTATCAGCCGAGGCTAGCGGAATTGAACGAGCGGGCGCGGTCGGTCTTCATGGTGCGCCGCACGAAAGACGAAGTGCTCAAGGAATTGCCGCCAAAGATGCGGACGGTCGTGCCGGTAGATATCACCAACCGTGACGCCTATGAGGAAGCGGAAGCCGACGTGGCGCGGTGGTTCGCCGAGCGCAAGTCAGACGATGATCTGCTCCGCGCTGAAGTCGAAGCATTCGCCCGGGCGCATGGCATTGATCCGGTCCATATTCCAGCCATGCTCGCCGAGTACAAGCAGCAGGTCTTCGCCACGGCCTACAACGTTGCGGCGCGGGCCGAGCAGCTTGTGCGGTGGGAGGCGCTGAAGCGTGTAGCGGTTGAAGGCAAGATGGATGGCGTCCGGGAGTGGCTGAATGATTTCCTGGAGGGAAGTGACGAGAGCATCGTTGTCTTCGCCGTGCACGTGGATGTTGTCGAGCGGATCGCTGATTGGTTCGGCTGCGAGTTCATTCATGGCGGCGTTCCCGTGGAGCGGCGCATGGATATCGTGGACCGGTTCCAAGCCGGGAAGCACCGAGTGCTTGTCGGCAACATGCAGGCCATGGGCGAGGGGCTGACATTGACGCGGGCAAGCAATGTTGTCTTCGTGGAATTCGGCTGGAATCCCAAGTCGCACGATCAAGCCGAAGACAGGTGTCACCGGATTGGCCAGCGTGACGCCGTGAATGTCTGGAACATCGCGGCGACGGACACGGTTGATGAAGAGCTGATCAGGCTTATCGAAAGCAAGCGCGCCGTCGTTGATGCCATGACTGACGGGCGCATCAGTGATGTTGAAGAGGACATCATGGAAGGCTTGAAGGCGTACGTGACAAGGAGGCACGGCCGTGGATGACACGTTTGCCTGGCCGTCGCTGGAGTTGTGGTCTCGGCTGCTAGTGATGGCGGTGCGTGACGGCGTCGAGCTGGTAGAGCGTGGCGGCGAGACGTACGCGACGTCATCGGATGGGAGCCGGGTGTACAAGGTCAGCGAACGTGGCTGCGCGTGCAAGGCCGGTGAGCATGGGTTGTGGTGCAAGCACCGGGCGTTGTACGTGGCGCAGAACGTTGAGCGTATTGCCAGGGAGTACGGCTTGCCTGCCTGGCTAGCCGTGATCCAGGAGTAAGCCTGTGAGGAGGGTGTGATGGTTCGTGGGCCGCCATGATGGTGAGATGGCAGCGCGTGGTTCGTGGGATGCACCGGCGCGGGCCGGTGCTTGGTTGATGGTTGTACAGAACAGGAGAAACTGCCGTGGCAGGGACGTTCAACAAGAATACGCTCACGATTTCCATTCCCGCGGTTGAGCTCTTCTTGCAGGACAACGGCGATGGCACGTACACGTCCGGGTACATGGATGGGAAGAACGCCGAGCTGAAGCGTGCCATTGTTTCGACCGTGAAGGCATGGGCGGCCGAGGAGGCGGCTGCCATCGCGTCGCAGGTGCAGGCTGAGCGCAAGCCGGCCACCGCGAAGGTTGATCAGCTCCGTGAGCAGATGGAAGCGACGCAGCGGCTGCTTGAGCAGCTTCTGGCGAAGGTAGGTCAGTAACATGGTCCCCCGCCGCTACGTTGACAAGCACGTGGAAACAGTCTATTCCGGCGATTGGGAGGGGAGAACTGTCCGGCTGCGGCTGGTGCTGGTTCTCGTGGAAGATGGAAAGATCGCGCGGATTGAGAAGATTGAAATGTGCGAGCTACGGCGTGGCGGGGGCGGAGAATGGGTAGCGAGCGATGGTCTGAGCTGGGGTTCGATTCGGGCCGCGGTTGCGCACTATCGCTCGCTTCATTCCGGGGAGATTGCCAGCCGTGTTGCGAGCCTACTGGGGGAGAAGTGATGCCGCTTTCGTTGTGCTGTCCGTGGTGTGTGCTGTTGTGGCGTGGTTTGACGCCTATGCCGGCGCGGTGGCGTGGGGGCTCGGCATGCTGCTGATCGCGCAGCATGATTGGGACGCGCTACGCCAGGATGTGGCGGGCGACCGGACGGAGGTTGAACCACGCCCGGTGCCGATGGTGATACCGGTAGACATCGTTGTGGAAGGAGGTACGGCTGAGCGTGTGTATTCGTCGATCCGCACGATCTTGTCCATCCGCTTGCTTGGACAGGTTGTGCAGAACGACGACGATGATGTTGCGGTTGTGACCGCGATTCGCATGGGTGATCCCGTCCGTGATCCAGCGCTGCGCCGGAAGATAAAAATTTGACAAGCTTCGCGGCGTATAGTATAATTACCCTAGGTGGCCCAGAGGAGGGCCAGGTGCGGCGGGAAGCCGCGAACTATGAAACGGGCGGGTACAATGGAAGTCGCGGCTGTGACCTGGGAGGAGCTTGGTAATATCGGCGCGGAGATAAAGAGGCTCCGCGCCGAGAAACTAGAGATCGAGAGGCGGCTGGCGGAGCTAGAGCGCCGCCAGCGCGCTCTCATAGAGGAGCTTAACCGGCGTGAGCGGAAATTCCGGCTCACGCCGGAAGGCTGGAGGCCTATTTTCGTCGGCACCATGATCGGCGCCGACGAGAACCAGCGGCTCACGGCCTCACTTTTTCAGGCGGCCATTTCAAAGGGCAACCTCGAGGTTGCCCGCGATGTCTTGCAGCTGGCCGTGCTGAATGGCACGGCTGAGATGTGGCGGAGCAAGGACGGATTGTCCATGCACGCTGTCCTGGCGTGCATGGAGAAAGGATGTGACGGCGGCGAGTAGGAAATTGATTTCGCGGCTACGGGGCGGTACGGAAGCGTGCCGCCTCGTTGTGTTTCCCCCGGTAGTGGTTGGCGGGATGCCGCGCATCGAATGCGCCTACCGGGGCCGCGCACGGGAGGCGTGCGCATGTGTGAGCCGTACCGGGACGGCGATATCCCGGCGGAGGGTAACGCAGTGTCGTACCACATTCCATCTACGGTAAATAGTATCGCCCGGACCCTCGGGCACGCGATGAGCGTGCCCGAGGATGTGGCCAAGGCGTGCCAGTCAGTGAAAGAATGGCACGCTCGTGCCACGGCCTCCTTGGAGGCGTACATCGCCTCCAAGGAGGAGAGGGAGCGCCGTGCCCGGGTGAGAACACCCGGCCCAAACGCGTACTGGGCGTTCGACAACGACACCGGAATGGTGTCGTATGGAACGCCGTCTGGACGGCTGTCCGTTGCAGCCACCGACGGGTGGCTGCTGCTCACAATCGAGGCCGGTCCTATGCGCCGGTATTACAGCAACGTCGGCTCCTTTGTCAGGGAGCCCAGCGGTTTATACCGCTGGGTGCCCGGCGAGGAGGACGTGTGGATCGGCCCTGGCTCAAGCACGGCCTCCTATATCAAATGGCGAGGGCCGGAATCTCTTCCTGACAGGATCGTCATAGAGTACGATCCACGCACCGGCTTCCAAACTCATTCGCTGTATCTCCCAGGCCGGCCTGTTGTGCAGGCCGGCCTCGATGAGTCTGGTAACCCGTTCGTAGAGTGGGTGTCGCCAGACCTCATTGTAAAGGAGGAGCGGCCCGACCGGGCCGAACTCCTCCTTATCATTGATCGCAAGGTCTTCGGCGGCGATCTTGTCGCCGCCGACAAGACAGGAATCCTTGCTGCGGCCGCCGCCAGCTTGGCGGCCCGCAACGGAGAGGAGTAGGTACCGGGCCAGGGGATGCACGGCTCCCCTGGCCTTCTTTGTTGATGCCGCCCGGCGTGATGGCGTGACGCCGCGCATCGAATGCGCCGCCGGGCACCGCCCCTTTGGCAATAACTAAATCGTTCCCCAGCGCGGCGGTGATCCGCGCTGGGTATTGGTGTTTGCACGCCGTGTGCATCACCGTTCTGGTATTCGCGTGCCGTGACAATCGTTCACGGCGTGAACGAAAGGAGTGTTTTGCCATGAGCCGTGGAACCAGGCAGCGGGTGAGTGTTGACGATGAAATCAAGCAGCGTATGAAGGAGGCGCTGGCGGCCGCGATCACCGCGCTCTTCTACTACTCGGAGAAGAAACGGGAGGATATCAAGCGGCATGGGAAGTCCACATTCTCGGTGTGGCCGATTGAGCACGCCGTGAATGACCTGGAATTCCTGCTGCGCGGGCTCGCGCCTGGCGATGAGTATGCCCGCATCTTTGCGGATGCCTACAAGCTCTACGAGCAGGCTGGCCGGGTGTGCATTGATGTCGAACGGGAAGCGTGCGCTGAAACTGACGGGCAGGAGGTGTGACATGTATACCGTGGTTGGATTGAAGCCGTGGCCGCAGAAGTCTGACATCGAGGATTTCAGATCGCGCAAGGCCGCGATGCAGCACGCCAGGGCGCTGTTCGGCTCTGGAATCTATGAGCAGGTGACGGTGCTGCATTCCGCGCGCGGCAAGGGTGTGACGGTGGCCGCGAAATGGACAACGAATCACCGGTGCACCGCCTGTGGTGCCCGGGTGTCTTCCGGGACGTTGTGCCCGGAGTGCGCGCTAGAGGAGGAGGAGATCGCCGGATATCTTGCCGGCTAGCCTCATGGAGGTGCCGCGATGCTTGGAGTGCGCCGGGTGTATGCCGTCGCCGTTCCCGATCCCGAGCCTGACATCTCGTATTTGAACGAGCCGTGGAACAAGGAGCGGCGGGAGGCGTTTCACGAGGGACATTTCTGGTACGTGGGCGTGTTCCTGCGGGCGGAGATCGAGCGCGATGGTGAGCACGTTGACACGGTAGACACGCCAGCCGTGTGGGGGATCGAGTCTGACTGCCAGCCGTGCATTGAGCAGGCGGCGCTCAGTCTTACTGACTCCATGGCTGACGTCCTCGAGGATTACGGCCTGGAGCCGGAGCCAGTGGAGTGGGCCATCGCCTTGTGGAAGAACCGGCTGAAGACCGGTCAGGAAGGTGTGGTCTGGTATGCATGACACGTGGCCGCTTGGCGTGCAGGTCTACATGAACACCATCCGCACCACGTGGAACAATGAGGTTGACACGTGGTTTAGCCTGTCCCGGCTGAACGTGACCCTGAAGGTTCCGGGCGAGCAAAGGTCGTGCGAGCCCGCCGATCTGGTGGTTGCGCCGCATCCCGGTGTCTATCTCATTGCCAGCCCGCTGAAGTATCTCATGGTCAGCCGGGGCGAGGATGATGCGCCTGAGCATTACCTTGAGACCATATTCCGGCGGGGAGTTGACATGCCCGGGTACGAGGGCATGGTTGATGTCCGGCGGAGAAAGGAGGTGGAGCTGATCGTTGACGAAGAGGAGTTCGGCGCGTGGATGATCGCGCGCGGCCTCGGCAAGGTTGTTGTGAGCGAGGCCGCGCGGTTATGGATGGAGGAACGCCATGAGGCCCGTTGAGTTGATGGAGCGCGTGATTTACCGGCTTGAGCCGGCGCGTGCTGCGCTGCCCCTGTACCGAAATTTATGGGAGGTGCTGCTGCGCCATCATGATGAGACCGCGGCGTACCTGCTGTTGCACCAGATGGTTGCCCAGGCGCGTGGTGCGGTGCCGCTGGTGCTGCCAGCGGATGAAGGTGATGGCGTGGTGTACGCCACGGACCAGATCTATGCCGAGGTACGCGGCGGGCGTTTGGAGATTCTTGTGGATTCGCCACGATCAATCGCCGCCTGCTTCACGGTGATGCCCTACGAGGACCGCATCCTGGTGCGGGTGCACTCCTGGCTAAGCCATCACCTCACCGCCGCAGGTGAGTACGCGGTGCGGCTCCTTGATGAAGCGCTTGGCCTCGCCCAGAACCTGCGGCTGTGGCTGGAAAATGATGGCTCGATGTACCCGCCTTATGATGGCGACCGCTATCTGGCCGAGGCGTTCGTCTCGTACATGGCAAGGAGTGACGGCGATGTCCCGCATCGCTAGCCGCCCGGATTGGGAGACCCTGTTCCGGCTGGCCGTGCGCTGGTTCCACGCCGCCGATCCCGGTAGCCCTGTTGCCAGCCGGCTTGAGGAGGCATGGCACGCCTGGCACGAGGCGGTACCTGGCCGCGTGGCCGCCTTTGAGGATGTGACCGGCTGTCTTGACAGCGTGGCTCACCGGCTCAGGATCACCCGGCTCGTTGACGATGACGGGACGCGGATGAACGTCTACCGCACCGGCCGGTATGCCTGTTGTGTTTGGGATCATGCCACGGCCGCCAGTGATCTCTGCGGCGTGATCCTGGTGGTTTCTATGCCCGGGACGGTCCATGAAGATGCCCTGGTAATTGATGTGCACCAGACCGGCCTCGCGGCCACCATCACCGACGTCTGCCGGGACGATGAAGCCATGTGGATCACGCCCGGAGTGCTGCGCTTCGCCGCCGATGTCATGCTCACCCGGCTCCTGGAGCGCGGGCTAGAACTCGGCGGATCAAAGAACGATCTCGTGAACACGGCGTACGTCTTGGATGTGCTACGCCGGAGGTTTGACAGCGAGGAGGACAGCTAGTCATGAGCGCCGTATCAAACGCTGAAACGATGGAAGCCCTGCTGGAATATGTTGGCCCGGAGCCGGTCCCGCCTATCTATCACGGCGGCGCCTTTTGCCTCAAGCCCATGCCGTGGGCAGAGGATATCCTGGCCCGCCTCACGTTCCTCACCCTTGGCGAGCGGTACCCAAGCATCCGCGTCTGGTGCGCCACCTGTGGCCGCACCCTCACCACAACCGATCAGCTCCAGTCCTATGACTACTCCGGCTATGGCCTCGTCAGGCGCGCCTGCGGTATCGCCTCGGATCATAGCCGCGAGAAAATCAACCACGCCGTCTTCTTCTTCTACAACGGGCGCCTGATGGGGAAATCGCCATACCACCCGCTCGCAACAACCTGGCCATAACACCGGAAACTCAGGATCAGATCAGCCGTGGGGATAGGCGTGCACGCGCCTATCCCCACGCGCACACGTGGATGACCCCATTTTCTCTCGGCTCATCCGCATAACTCCCCAAAATTCAGGGCCAGGTTGCTGCGAAGACAGCGGCTCACGCTCTCCCATGGACACCGGCCTCACATCGAATCAAGGCCGTCCAAGATTCCCCACACCATGCCAAAACAACCACCAACGCCGCAAGTCACTCCCCACAACAGCACCAAGCCGCACCTTCATCTCGCCGCCGCTCCCCACAACCAGGCAAAACTCACGGGCCGCAATGGCCGCCCAGCCGCGGTAGCATCACCATGCCATGCCGCCTCGCCAGGCCAGGAATAGCCAGCCGCAGAAGATCGCTATCGCCCATGCCGCCTCGCTCACCGCACCCAGCGCCGCACCATCATCGCCGGATACCGAGCACCAGGATAAGCAAGCCAGGCCCGCATAAGGAGCCATGGCCCCAGCCGGGGGAACCACACCACCCGAATGGCTACCGCCTCACCCTCATAGACAACCGCGTTGAAGCCCACAACAAGAACGCCTATCACCATGGGCCGGGAGAACCTATCACCACGGTGGCATCGCGCCGGAACCAAGCTCGCCATATAAGCCCGCTCTATCACCACACATGAACGCACATCCTCCCCACCTCACCCCACCCGCAGCCAGCAACCGCACCAATTCAATCACCTTCGCCCCACCCGCTCCCCACCTAACCACCAATCCCATCGCCGCCAAGAATGGACGGCATGCATATCTCCCAAGAGGGCATCACATCACAGGGAAAAACTCCGCAACCGCATCCCAGAAACAGCACCATGCATGCTAGCCGAGAAATTCTCCTGCAAGCTCACCAAACGCGGCGCCTCATAACTCGCACGCGCACCTCAGGCTAATCGCACGTACATGCTTACTCCGTGAGAGCGGCATCCATCCTCAACATGGCCGCGGCCAGCCCACCTCCCGGTGCCGGGCCTGGGCGCATGCCAGCCGCTGCCTGTGTACGTACACCGTGTCGGTGCACCGTGTACGAACACCGGCTCGGTTTGTACGTACATCATGGCGCGTACATCGTGTACGTATACCGGCTCGTGCGCACTGCCATTATGGCGCGCCATAACGACACTGCCATTATGGCGTGCAATAACGACACTGCCATTGCGGCCCGCAATAACGACACCATAGGTAGGCGCGTGCGTGCGCATGCGCGTCCTAGGCGTGCGTGCGCGTGCGTGCGCGTGCGCGCCTAGGCATGCGCACTATTGACAATATGCGCAATGGTGCTACAATATGCGTAGGTGGATGGTGCACCACCAAGAGGTGTACGTACAGAACGGAGGCGCGAAAAACATGGACGTCGCGATTGAACGCAAGAACAGCACCATAGTGCTTACAGGACTTGCGTACGCCAAGCGCATCACAATCGATTGTGATGCGCATGCGTATAAGATTGAATGGCTGGATGGTGCGCAACCATCCAGCGGCAAGAACGAATCTTGGGATTCGCGCACGCTGCTCCGATACGCGCTATTAGCGTATCGGAATGGATTGAACGCGCGGCTTAGCGAGGCCATATGGCCTCGCGAGTCCCGCGTACGCAATCAGCGCGCCTCCCTCATTAGGGAGCTCGCGCAGCAGCAGGCACAACAGCAGGCACTGCTCTTAGCTCTCGCCAAGAAACTTGGCGCGCTGGAGCCGGGCAAGTAGCAGGCAGGCAGGTAGGTTTGTGTGCACCATCCACCTACCTTAGTCGCAAGTCGCACTCAATGGAGGCAAGGCAATGCAACAATATCAAGTCGCGGCGTATATCTACAACAACGACAACGGTATTATCAAATCGGAATCTCATGTTTGGACCTCGTCAGAGCCCAAGGCTCTGCATGCTATGTTCGTTGCACTGCATGCGCGCCTATGCGCGTTGCCGTCAGGCGCGCACGTAAGCGCGCATATGTCTATCTACAACGATGGTGAGTGCGTGTCCCGCGTTGATCTCTCAGGAATTGCGCTAGCGCACCCACGCTAGTGCAATTCCCAAGGCCGCGCGCCAAGGCAGATTCACCGGCGCGCGGCCTGTTCAGGCGTTTGATACCCAAGCGCTACAAAGGGCTGATTCGGAAAATAGGGGTATGCTCCGCAGTAATACACAAGCACTACAAGGTGGTGATTCGAAAAATTGGGGATCGCTCAGAGTGATCCTCAGGCGCCACAAGGAGGTGATTGGGAGAATAGGGGGCATGCAACCGTGTCATGTGGTTCTCTGGCTCTCCGGGGCTTTCGCGGTGATTGGGAAGAGGCTGGGGCCGCCACACGGCAGCCCCGCACCCCGCCTGATGTATCAGCGGGGGATGCGTTGACGTGAGCAATGATACCACGGGCGGCATGGTGGGTGCTTGTTCCTGTGGGTACCGGCGTCACGGGAGCACGTGTGTCTCTCTCAGGCGCCCTTCAAGAGAGCAACACGGCGGAATGAGCCATCAGTGTGTGTACCGGACCGGGGTTTGACGATACCCGCCGCCACGGGAAATGAGATTGATGAAGGAAAGAGCCGGAATGCGTGTGATGTGATGTGATTGTGAGGTGAGAGAGTGGGGGTATGGGGTGGTTAGGAGTTGATTTCGATGGACCAGTGGATGGTATAGCCGCCTGGGGTTTCTTCGACAGAGAGTGATTCTGATTCTGGGATAGGCTCCCATGATGTGGGGAGCGTTGAGCGGGCGAATGACGTGAAGTCGGCGATGATGGCATTGAGGACCCAGCCTGGGAGGGGTTCGTGGTCTGTGATGCAGCAGATGGTGGCCTGCTTGGTGATGCGCATTAGGCACGTGAGCGGGCGAGGGTGACGACGGATTCGGGAGGCGTTTCGTTCAGCACATTGCGGTAGAGGGAGACGACCTGGCGGGCGGCCTTGATGATTTGTTCGCGTGGGGCGTCGACGCCACCGCGGGCACCGGCGAGAACGGCGGCCGCGGCGTGGATGCCATTGCGGTTGAGGGTACCGTTTGGCTCGCGTACCGGGAGCTTGCACTGGTTCTTGGCGGTTGGCGGTCCGTCGTGGAGGTGGATGAGGCAGGCACGGTGCCACTGGGCAACGTCATAATCTGATTGGGAGAACGATGACCAGGGGAGGTCACTGACGCGCATTGCCACGGTCTTGCTCCTTTCACCTCATACAATCCTTCCCGTATCATAGCAAATAAGGAGAAGGACACCGATGAGTCATATTCCCATCATCCGCCCGCCTGTTGTCAAAGACATCACGCCGGGCTCCATTGTCTGGGCCGAGTGCCCGCAGATCGCGTGGGCCGGGTTCGCGGTGGTCTACCGCGTTCATGACCGCTCCATCACCCTCACCGGGGAGGACGGCCAGGCTTACCCATGGACGGGCGAGCTCCCCGTCATTGACATCATCATCGTCACCTCCAGCGGCACCGCCCAGGTGATCGAAATGCTCGCCGCGCTCGACGATATCATGAACGCCATCAGGGCCAGTGGCATGCCGCCATCGTACTACGGCCCCCTTCCTGGCTACCGCCCAGCACGGGCCTCGGCTATCGTCGCGGGGACAATTCGATGACACGCCAGCGGTACGCACTGCTGCCGCCAAAAGGCCCCCTCACCCTGGATACGCCGCCATCCCAGACACGGCGGCGTACCTCTGCCCAGGTCCAGGCCCTCAAGGCACAGGTCGCCTCACTCAGGCTCCGCAATACGCCCTACGCCGAGATCGCGAGGCAGCTCAATATCTCACCCGCCTACGCGCAGTCGCTCTACCACCAGTGCGTCAAGGAGTGGAACAAGGCCCAGCACGCGGCCGTCAGCGAGCACCGCGCCGTCCAGCTCGCCAAGCTCGATCAGGTCGAGCGGGAGGCGTGGCAGGCCCTCAAGAAATTGCAGGAAGAGGGGCTGGAGTCCGTCACCGTCACCACCTTCACCGGCTCGCTCGGCACCGGTGAAACGCACCGCAAAACGGTCAAGACGGGATCACCAGCGGATATCCTCGCCATCATCACCAAATGCCTCGATATGCGCGCCAAGTTGCTCGGCCTCTATAGCCCAGAACGGATCGTCATGAACGTCCACCACCAGCAGGATGAGCAGCATGAGCCAAGCATCATTGACATCCGCCTCGCCGAATACCAGGACGCCTTCGCCAGAGCACGTATCCCAGCTCCAGAAAGCCCTCTTCCTGGCAACCGTCCTGGACAACCCCTGGATTCCGGACAAGCCCCACCCGAAACAGGCCCAGTTCCTGACACTGATGGATGACCAGGGGAATATCCCCAAAGAAGCCTTCTACGGCGGAGCGGGCGGAGGCGGGAAATCCCACGCCCTCCTCATGGCCGCCGCCCAGTACGTCGAGGTCCCTGGCTACGCCGCCATCATCCTCAGGCGCCGCCTCGTCCACTTGCAGAAACCCGGCGCCCTCATCCCGCGCTCGAAATCATGGTGGAAACGGTCACGCGCTGTCTGGAATGCCAAAAACTACGAGTGGACCTTCCCGTCAGGCGCCACCATCTCCTTCGGCTACCTCGAAACTGACGACGACCTCGAAATGTACCAGGGCGCCGAATTCCAGTTCATCGGCTTCGACGAGGCTACCCAGTTCCCCTTCCATCACTACCGCTTTATGTTTAGCCGCTTGCGCAAGAGCGCCAGTATCCCCGTCCCGCTCCGCATCAGGTGCGCCTCGAACCCGGGCGGCATCGGCCACGACTGGGTCAAGGACCGCTTCATCATCAATGGCCTCGCTAACGGGCGGCCATTTGTCCCCGCCTCGGTCCACGACAACCCGTCACTCGATATCGAGTCCTATATCAATGCCCTCCAGGAACTCGATCCCATCACCAGGGCACAAATCCTGGAAGGGGACTGGAACGCCAGGCACGAGGCCTCCTTCTTCAACCGCAATACCATCATGATCCTCCCCGACACGCCGGTCTCGTACACGGCCTCCGTGCGCCACTGGGACCTGGCCACCACGGCGCCGTCACCGCTCAACCCCGACCCTGACTACATCGCCGGCGTCAAAATGGTCCTGCTCCCCAACGGGCTGGCCGTCATTACCTCCGTCGTGCGCGACAGGCTCCCGCCAGGAGAAGCCGCCCGCCTCGTCCAGGCCACCGCCATCGCCGACGGCCCCGATACCATCATCAGCATCGAGCAGGAACCCGGCGCCTCCGGCGTCATGCTCGTCGAGGACTGGAAGGCACGCCTCCTCAGCGGCTTCACCGTCGTCTCCACCAGGGCCACCGGCCCGAAAACAGCCCGCGCGGCCAGCCTCGCCTCGGCCATGCACGCGGGGAACGTCGCCGTCACCGCGGCACCATGGCTCAGCGCCTTTCTCGATGAACTCGACGCCTTCCCCAACGGTCCACACGACGACCAGGTGGACGCCGCGGCGGGCGCCTACCACGCCATCGCCCGCCTCCAGGGCATCCGCGAGGCATCACCGGCGGTCGCCAGCCTCTTCGAATGGCAAGCAGCGTAGAATAGAGACCAGGACCTTCGTTCGCCGAGGAGCTACCGATGCCGATTACAACCGTCATCACGTCAATCCGGGACTACCTCAGGTCGTGGGGGAATCCCGAACAAACATTTACCGCCCGCGATCAAGCGATCCGCGCCTACCGCTATCAAGTCCTCTGGGACCTCTATAGCGGCAACGCCTTCGCCAATAAACGGACCTGGGCCGAATACCGGCGTGCCTATAGCCTTTACCGCCAGACACGCCAGGTCTGGGACGTCGTCTACCAGCTCGTCGAGTTCTACGCCCACCACATCTGGTCCGGCGCACTCTCCTTCGACGGCCGCCCGCTCCCCGATGGCATCCCCATGGCCGTCCCGCTCGCACCGGATACCAGCGATGAGCTCAAGGCCGCCATCGGCCAGCTCTGGCAGTGGTGGAACTTCCAAACCCTCATGACCATCATCCCGCGCTACACCGCGGCAACAGGCGAGCTCCTGGT